CGCGCATTCTAGCCACATCCAGCTCATTCAAGCCGCCGTCTGCGTGGCCGATTCTGCGACCGAACGAGAAGTCCATCAGCACGAACCCTAGCACGGCCAGGAGGGTGGTCTCCGGAACGATCCTGCACTCGATGCGTCCGTCGCGTTGCATCCTAAGTACGCGTTCCAGCTGTTCGTTAAGGACGCTCGCCGGGCCCTTACGCAAGAGACTCTCACTGAGGACGGCGTAAATTCGGACTCCGCGTTGTTGCGACCTGAAAAACGCGCTCTGGCGCCCGATGCGGAGTTTGACGGCTTCTTGTAGTTCCGTCCCGCTGTAGCCGAGGTTCTTCAGCAGCTCAGTCGCGTATCCCGAAGTCTGCAACAAACCTGGGAATGATTGTTCCTGTGCTGCGTAGATCGTGCGAGCACGTTCCTCGGCGCGCATGACGTATTTCAGGTCATCCGACGGCCATTCGTCGTCCGATGTCGTCCTGGTCGTCCCGAAGCCTGCGAACCATTCGTTCTTCGGGTCAACTGTCACCGCGCGGAGGTCTTTGAGCCGCCACACCATGTCCGGCTCTGCCTTCAGCACCTGCAACAACCGCAGCAGCTCGTCCTCGGCGATCGGCCGCGTCGCCGTCTCGATCTCGGACAGCTTGGGGGCGCCCCAATCCATGGCAGCCGCGGCGGCACGAAGGCTCACCCCACGCGCCTCGCGTAGCTCATACAGCTCTGCCGCCACCGCCTCCTGCTCTGGGCTGGGCGTATACCAACGCTTGCCTGCCACGGCCACCTCCTCTCCCTCTCCCGACCTCCGAGTATGCCATGGGTGTCGCTACTACGGGCGAGCGTAAATTTTGGGAAAAACGGCCAGGGGGGTTGCGGTCGGGCGCCTCGAACGTTCAAGGTGGTGGTGACGCGTCGTAGAGGACTGACTACACCCCCCAGCAGTAGGGCTCTGACATGGGTACAGAGGGAACACTTGTGCGCGCAGAGGCCGACGCCAGTCTACGGCGTAGGTACATCCAGCTCGCGGCAAAGCCCGAATCGGTCGGCGCAGGCCGGCAGTGGTTCCGCACGACGATTGAGGAACTGAACCGTGCCAACGGCTTCCCTCCTCTCCTGCCAGACGTCGAGGACGCCATGGTGGTGTGCGTATCGGAGATCTTGACCAACGCGGTCCTGCATACACGCGCCAAGGTGTGCGCCCTGATGCTGGTGCGCCTTAAGCCGCTGGTCTACATCGGCGTGATGGACGACGACCTCGAAAACCTGCCGAAGCTCCGTAAGCACGGCAACCTCTACAGCGACGACGGCCGGGGTCTCAGTCTCGTCGCGGGACTGTCGGATCGCTGGGGCCACCGCGTCTACGAGCAGTTGGGCTTGAAGGTTGTCTGGTGCGAATTCGGACGAAGCCTACGGTACGCCAAACTTCCGGGGACTGTACCGGGTCAGCTACAGCGGTGAGCGCGGCGGCGGCTCAAAAATAGTCGGGGCCGATGTGGCGCTTCAGCAATGGCGTATCGCGATATGGCGTGCGATGAGCTACTGGACCATGCCTGATACGGCCGACGGCTTTGCCTACATGCGCTGGCCGGAACGCAACGCCAAAAATCTCATGCCGCGTCTTGTGCGGTTTCAGAGAATCATCGAGGAGGAGAGCAATGACGACGTTAGCCGTAAGAATCAGGGCCGGCGTCCGCGATGACGGCGAGGATGACGCAGGCGCTATAAGCCGCGAGGAGGTGGAGATTCCTCCGACGGTCGCAGAGGCTATAGCGGCGCATGCGACAATCAGTATGGACACCGCCGCGGATCAACCGGCCCTTGTCAACCGTCTCCACATTTGGGCGTGCCGCTATTTGGAAAACAACCTTGGGGACGTCGTTCCGTGGCTGACTTTGGAGCAGTAGCGGTCATCATCGTAGTTGTTTTAGCGGTTTCGGCTTTGGTCCACGATTTTAGGCAAGGCGACGATTAGCCCGCAAAATAACTGACCCCCGGCTAACCATCACACGGCCGGGGGTTTTCGCACGTCTGAAACTATTCGCTGACGTACCGCTCCTCTAGAACATCTTGCACGGCCTGAAGCTGCATGAGGCAATCCGCGGCCTGCTCTAGCGTGGCGCGTAGTGGCGCTTTGCGGTGCTCGTCGAGCCAGTGTGCGTATTCGATGGCGGTGGACTGGGCGTAGTCGATGAGCTCGCCGCCGTGAAAGCTCTTCGCAACCTTGACGGCTTTGGTCCAGCGCGCCCGCTGACGGACAAGATCGCGGTAGGAGGTGAGCCGGCTCACGCGACCACGCACCCGAACAGTCCGTCATCGGGATCGGGATCGTCGTCCTCTAGCTCATCCCAACCGTGCCACCACGGCTCCATAGGACGCGCTCCGATGGCCACCGCGGTTGCCGTGTCCTCCTCGAACCAGGCATCCGTCCAGCGGCCCACCACGAGTCCTCTACGGCCGATGCGGATGACGGTGCACCAGGCGGCGTACCTGTATGGCGCTTCCATCTCCTGGTGGTAGGTCGTGTAGACCAGCGGCCAGCCGCGCATTGTTTTTGTGGTGCGCACGAATAGGTCAAACATGTATCTCACCAAGTCACCAGTCGGCCGGGTAGTAAGTGTGATAATTGAGGACACGGTTGATGTAACGACCGGGGCTGGGAGCCGACCGGAATTCGCGCCACTGCGACTGCGTCACGTCGTGGTATTCGTAACCAGCGCCGTCGCGGAAGCGAACGAAAAGAATGTGATTGACCCGGTCGTAGCCGGCGGCCACTGTTCGCGGACGGGCAGGGTTCGACGTGTTGGTTGGCCGGTACGGCAGCAGTTCCGAGTCGTCGCCGGTGTAGGCGAGCTCCAGGTTGCGGGAGACGCGTCGGTTGCCAGCGAGGGACGTTTCCGCGGCGGCGCCGAAGTTCTGGCCCCATTTGCGCGACAGTTTCGAGCTCGCGTAGCGCGTACCCGTGACGTGTGTCGTCGGAGTTGACGGCGTCGAAGATGTGGAAGGGGTAGTCGGCGTGCCGTTGGCGCCGTTGTCGCTGCCGAAGCTCCGCGAGACGTCATGTCCGCTCGAACGACTTGCCATGACTACCCCTACGTGTTATTGCGATTAGAAGCCAGGGCGGGGCTCGAACCCGCAACCGTTCTCTCGCCGCTGCTCTCCCACTTGAGCTACTCGACCTGTTACGGAAGAGGCGAGATTCGAACTCACAACCCACGGCTACTGAATGCTCTGCCAATTGAGCTACCTGGCGTCGTTGAACGGGTTGGAGTCGAACCAACAATCACTCCCACCTAGGGAGCCGCTTATCCGTTTGCGTACCGCTCATTGGATGCGCGTACGGGCATCGAACCCGCCGGCCGGACTTAACCGGCTTGTAGACAGTTCTTAGCCGCCTACCGGGGCCACCAGATTAGGCCTAGCGCCATGAGATGCCTTCGTTTCGACCCGGACGTGGTTTGTACGTAGAAGGCCCCGGCTGGTTGCGGGAGCCGGATTTGAACCGACGCGCTTTAGCTTATGAGGCTAACGGGCTACCGAGCTGCCCCATCCCGCATTGCAATTTCGATCTTATCGCTTTTCTGCCCCCGCCGCTAGCGTCGAAACCAGGAAAGAGAAAATATTCGGCGGGGTACCATGACTGTAGCGGATGAGCTTCCCACAATCGATTTAGACGAGTTGAACGACGCCGAGCGCGAGGCGATAGACGCTACACAAGTAACTTTAGACGCGCCGGTAGCAGACCGCATCCACGACATCATCGTCAAAACGCTCATGGTGGTTGATGAGCTTTCCGGCCATCCTCTGCGTGACTACCAGCGTCCTTTCGCGTACCGGGTCTTGGAAAGCCTCATCATCGAGGACAACGAGACCATTACCGCTTTGTGGTCGAGACAGGCCGGCAAGTCGGAGACAATCGCAGACGTCATCGCGGCGGCCGTCATCATGCTCCCCCGCCTGGCTAAGCTGTTCCCTGACCTGCTTGGCAAGTTTGCCGAGGGCCTGTGGGTAGGTGTTTTCGCGCCGACCGACGATATGTCGCAGACTTTGTACGGCCGCATTGTCACACGTCTGACGTCGGAGCGGGCGCAAGAGATCCTTCAAGACCCGGAGATCGACGAGAAAATCGAGGGCCGTGGCCGTGTTATCCGGCTGAAAAAGTGTGGCTCAGTCATCCGCCGGCACACCGCCCACCCGAAGGCGCAGATCGAAGGCAACACGTATCACTTGTGTGTTATCGACGAGTGCCAGGCCGCCGATGACGTAGTCGTCAACAAGTCGATTTCACCGATGATGGCGGCCACCGCGGGCACTATGGTCATGACCGGCACACCGACGTATACGAAGAACTGCTTCTACCAGCAGATCCAGTACAACAAGCGCCGGCAGACGAAACGCGGTCAACGCCAGAACCATTTCCAGGCCGACTGGAAGCAGGTCGCGAAGTCGTATCCGACGTACGGCAAATTCGTGCGCAAGGAACTACTGCGACTCGGCGAGGACTCGGACGAATTCAAGCTGTCGTACCGGCTTATCTGGATGCTGGATAAGGGCATGTTCGCCACGTCCGACCAGCTGGACCGCCTCGGCGACGTTTCGATGCAGGTGGTGCACGAGTATTTCCGCTCTCCGGTCGTCGTCGGCATCGACCCTGCGCGGAAACAAGATAGCACCGTCGTCACTATCGTCTGGGTAGACTGGGATCATCCGCTGGAAGACGGCACCTATCGCCACCGTGTTTTGAACTGGTTGGATTTGACCGGCATGGAATGGGAGAGCCAATACTTCCGTATCACGGAATTCCTCCGCGAGTATTCGATATATGCGGTCGGCATCGACATCGGCGGCCTGGGTGACGTGGTGGCCTCGCGGTTGAAGGCGCTCATGCCGGACATCCAGTTCATCGACCTCAAGAGCGATCGTGCCTCGCAGACGAAGCGGTGGGCGCATCTGAAGAGCCTCATGGAGCGGGACATGCTGTCATGGCCGGCGCATTCGAAAACTCGGCGTCTTAAGACGTGGCGGAAGTTCCGGCAGCAGATGGAGGACGCCGAGATGGATTTCATCGGGCCCCACATCATCGTCGCCGCCCCCAATGAGCGAGACGCCCACGATGACTACGTTGACTCTCTTGCCAACGCCTGCTACATCACGGCGGATCTCCAGCTGCCGGAGGCGGAGTGCTCGAATACACCGTGGTAGTAAGGTTGCAGCGTGGCAACGAGCGAAGAGCGCGTCAAAGAGCTGGAGCAGGCGTTGGAGGAGGTGCTCACGTGTATCCGTCGGCAGGGGCACCCCAACTGGCAGCTCAATACTTGCCTGGTCACCGACGATGAGCTGAAAAAGTGGTGGAAGATATTACGCGGTCGAAACAAGAAACCGCAATAACTACACTGCGGGCAAGCCGCCTAACCTGGAATAAGAATTGTCTTATCTAGGGAGCTACAATGGCTGTTTCCCCGCTTGCGCCGGACCCGGAATTCGAGGAGTCGGCCCGTACCCACTACGAGACTGGTCATGCGTCCAACACCGCACGCCGGGGCCCTCTCCGTTTCCAGGAAGGGATTACCAGCGACCGAGACGTAACGTCCAACTTTACTCTCGGAGTACGCCAAGGCCACGATTCACACCCTGGCCGCCCCAACGTCAACAAGCCCGTGTGGGAAAAGCCAGCTGAGGAAACTCTACGCGAGCGGGCGCATGTGGGCTCTGCGTCCTGGCCTGAGGCTCCGTCGCTGACGTCGGAATTCGCGGGCGGCTCCGGCAACGACGGCGAACGAGCTTTCTCCACTGTGAACCGCGACGGCCGGCACCAGGCGCGCAGGAACTACGCCGAGGTCCAGTAACCATGCCGACGACACCAGTCGGCCAGCTCCCGTATCCGCAGGGCACGGATCCACCGGTCATCCCCACGGACATGCAGGCTCTCGCGGCCGGGTTCGACGGGTGGGTGTCCGCACAGGACGCGGCTCTACAGGGACGTCTGGCCGCGGTGTCGTCTCGGCTGTCGGCGGTGTCCACGCGCCTGGCCACGGTCAACTCCGCAGTTACGGTGGCGAATACCGGGATGACAGCCGGCGACACCGCGATCGCCTCGGCACAGAGCGCGCAAAATGCTGTGCTAACACGGCTTACCACGCAGGACACGGCGGCCTCAACGCTACAAGCTCGTTACAACAACGACAACGCCGAGTTGAGCCAATTCCGCAATTTCACGCCTCTCGGTTCGACCGGTGCTCTGTCGTCGTCTACGAATGTAAGCAACGATGCGTCGGGGGCCGTTTTCTGGCTAGGCAGCTTCAATTTCACCGTCAACGCTCCGGCGCCGGTATGGCGGGTCACCTTCTGCGGTAATGCACAGATCGCGAGCTCTGATACCGCAGGCCGCGTGGAGCTTCGTGTCTGCGCCGGGTCTCCGTCTGTCGCATGGGCTTCGTTTACGGCACAGGCTTTTCTCGCCCGGCAGAACAACTCCGGCTACGTGCCTTTCTCTGTCTCGACGACGGTGGCCGCGGGCGTCTTGCGCAATGTTCCGGTCCAGATCGCGCTGGGCGCTCAAGGCACCGCCGGCTACCGCATCTCCGCCACCGTGCAGAACGCTACGCTCCAATACCTCCAAAGCGGCGGTTTCTGATGGGCTCCACAGTTCACGGCATCAAATACCCGTCGATGACGGATCTGCCGAACGTTCCCAGCGACATCGGCGGCACCGGCAAGCTCGATGCGACTATCCAATCGTGGCTGGCGCAGCTCGATGTCACAAACCTGGCCAACCTCTCGACCCAGAACACGGCGTGCGCTGTAACCGAAGCCAACGTCACCGCCGCATCGAACGGCCTCACCACGGCCACAAACCGCCAGGCCGCGCAGCAGACGTCGATCAACGCCATTTCCGCCAGCAACGACGCCATTACGAGCCGCCTAAACACCCGCGATACAACCCTTGCAGCCGACTCGGCCACCGTCCAGGGCTATGCCGGCCAGATCACCGGCCTCCAGTCGCTGAAGCCGCGGGGTTTCCTCGGCTATGGGGACCTCGGCGCCACCAACATCGCTACCGGCGGCGGCTGGGTTGTGGTCGGCCGGGTGGCATTCAGCGATACGGCAACGCCCAACGGCAACCGCCAATATCGCGCGGCGTCGCAGGTGCGTGTCTTCGACAACTCCGGCCTGTCCAACACCAGCTACACCGTCAACCTCGGCCTGTTCTATACCGCAGGCAGCACGTTCGGCACATCGCGGCGGCTGGGCTCGGCGGTGGCTGCGCTCGACACCGAGATCGTCACCGTGGCAACAACCTGGATGGACGTCATTTTCACGGCCGTCACCGACCCGCAGTGGACCGTTTGGCTGGCGGCACAGCAGATCGCCGGCATCCAGTACACCGCGGCGATGATCGGCGACTTCATGACGCTTGAGGACGTGGGGCTGTCGATATGACTTTCCCCCCGCTGCCGGCACCGGCGCTGACCGATGCACCCAATGTCCCAGCCGACTTGGGCAACGTCGCGGTCGCCGCGGAGAATCAGGCCGTTGCCCAATACACCGGCTACACCAATACCAACTCGCCGTCGGCGTCGTCGATCGAGGCCAGGACCACCGCCATTGATGGCCCATCCGGAACTGTCGCAACACTCGAATCCGGCTCTGCGACGCTCACCGCCAACGTCTACACCTGGACCGGCTCGGCTACGTCGAAAATCGCCACAGAGGCGGCACGGATAGCGGCTTTCCCCGCGCGGCAGGACGGCCACGACACCCTCATCAATACCCTCAACGGGCAGCTCGCCGTCTACGAACCGCAGATCACAAGCCTCATCAACACGCGGCCGGCCGGGGTCCTGTTCAACAGCGTCCACCAGTACAGCACGCAGGTCACGGATGCCGGCGCTGTCTTCGTTACGTCGTACAACTTTGTACCGCGAGCGGGCACCATCTACTACCGGATGAGTTTCACCGGCTCTTTCAACTTCACCGGCGCCGCCGCGATACAACAGCTGGATCTCGA